TGTCCTGCCAACCTTTCGGCTATGGTAGCCCCGATGAGCGAAGCGCCGGGCAAGAAGGAACCTCTCTCGGGGACTCATGTCCTCCATCTCCGGGAGCCACCACGTCGGGCGTTTGTCCAGGTAGGTGAGACCCGTGCCATAGCGAGGGCCGGGCTTCTCTTGGTGCACGTTGCTCTTGTTGCGGAGCGGAACATAGGGATAGGCGGCTTCAAGGTGTTCCATTCATCCAATCTCCTACTTGACCATCAAGATAGTTGTTGTTATCCCAAGAGATGTCAAGGGGGAGCCAACAAAATGTTCTGGCGACAACCTTATTGGTGGTGGGACACGTGGCAAGAGGGGGAAGAGGAAGTGAAAGTAGAGCTTAAGGCGGAAGTTGTAAGACTGGTTAATCTATACGACCACAACGCCATCCTCGACGCCCTCAAAGAAGCCTTAAACACTAAGGCCGACTGGACTCCAGACGGACCCGAGAGGGACAAAATTTTGAGAGTGGTCCTGCGATTAGATGACTTGACAGTCACTAGTTCTTGAACTATATTCACGGCGAAAGGAATACCGCCGTGCTTCACACTCTACCCTTGGACATGAGACTAAGGTCTTGGGTGATGTCCGAAACAACAAAAGCAGCAAAGCCAAAAGATGATAAGCGAACAACGAAAAAAGCTTCTGGCAGAAAAAAATCGGGCAAACTGGATTCCGATTCTTCTATCTCTTGACAGGCAACTCTATCCCGATGCTCTTCTTCGACCTAACACAGACTTAATGTCAAAGAAAGAGCTAATGACGCACGCCAAGGATCTTCTCAAGAAGGCTTACTGCAAAAAGTCCATCTTGGAAGAAATCATCAAAACCGCCGAGCTAGAATTCTGGACGGACGGTAAAACCGAGGATTGGAGAAACCTGTGAAAATCGTGGCCGATATCAAAACATCGAAAATCCTCAATCCGGATTACTACGTCACCGGGCTGATGAAGAAAGAACACTCGACTGCTTCCCAACTGTTTTATCATTTTCGCAAGACAACCGAAATTGTGTTGTCTCAGGCTCTGGACGATGCCACAGTGGCTGGTCTCAGGATTGACGGAGAAGATGTGGCCGATGAATTCGCTTATGCAAGTGATGTAGTTGCAGCCTGTAGGCGGGCACTAGAAGCAACCAACCCCGAGGATATTCTTGAACAAGACAAGGATATGATTTGGGGGGCGACGTGGGCCTTTATTCTTTAACCGGCTTACCCCACATCTCGCACTTGCCAAAAACCTCGACATCAAGGGCTCCCTGTTTCTTAAAGTTCTCGGGGAGCCCTTTTTGTAGGGTCTCAAGTTCTTTGGTGCATTCCTCTACAGTTGGAAACTGTGTCGAGAACTCTTGAGATCCGGCGTGACGCTCGCCATTAAAAGTCCAAACAACAATAATAGACAGAAGAAAAACTTTCATCGGACCCTTTTCAAAATTGTGTTTAGAGTGAAAATTTGGGGGCCAAGATTTACAATTTCAAAAGCGATTGCCACAAAATATCCGGGAGTATCATCCCCGTCACTACCAAATTGGTCCCCTTCTTGGGCAGTTACTTGGACTTGAATATTTCTAGCCCGAGGCTCGTATATAAAAGCTTGTTCGATTGAAGACTGTAGAATGTCAGCCGTCATTTGATCAACGGGGTCGAAAAGACCATTCTGGACCTTCGACCCCTTGAGAGGCTGATAAGGCGCCTCTCCCAAATTCGTCAGCATAAGAAGGCGCAAAGACTGCCGTACAGCGGCGGCGTTTTTCTCGACATCAAGATTCCCCGATGTCGGATTTGTCTGAAACTGCCAATTTATGTCACTGTAGTAAACAAGCTGCTTAGAGGCAGCAGTAAACTTTTCTGCACGTGGCAATTTTACTTCTTCTTACGATTGGCCACACGATAAGAACCGTGGACGATAAGCCCGCCGACCAAAACGCCGATTACGAAAATCATTAGAGTCCTCCTGTTTTCTTTCGGTAGTCTTGAGCAGCCGAAACTGCCGTTTTATAAACAGACTTCACCAACCGTCCCATCGGATGCGCCGATAGCGCACTACTAACAATCCCCGACCCCACACTCTTAGCCACATGACCAGCCATGCCAAGGGTGCTCCCCATCGGCTTATTTTTGACTACGCCAGTGTTGTTTTTGAATGGGTCGGCCATCGGGAAACCATACTCCTTTTCGGATATTTACCCCCGAGCCCGTCGCCTTACGTCCCGCCGAAACTTCTGGTCTTTAAGCCACGCCCAAGGGCCTCCATCCAGCACCCACGCAATTCCCAAATATAGCGAGAAAAATCGGAAACAAAATATATCGAACCCAAAGAGGGAATCGTTGAAGAAGAGCCCCAATCATTTTTAATCACCCACCTGTTTCACATTGTTAATCTGGACATTGCCCTTTAGATTGAAAGAACTCTGTCCCTGCATTTGGATACTACCCTTGACCTTCATATCCATTTTTCCAGTCACGTTTACGTTATGGTCGCCCTTTACACCATGATAGGCGTTTCCGGCTGTGGCCGTCTTAGAGTTTCCCCCAACAACTGACTGAGAATGCCCTGCCGTGACTTGATTGCTGTCCCCGGCTGTCTCGATATGACTCCCCCCGTCCACATTGAAGCGGTGATGTCCGGCCACCTTCATATCATGGTTTTGATTGACGGTCATGGACATTCCGCCTTTCTTGTAATTGATGCTCTGTCCCACGCTAAAGTGTTTCATAGACCCATCCGGACCAATTTCGGAATAAGTCCCGGACTTGTGTCCAATAAAGATTCGCTCTTTTCCTGGGGTGTTATCAAAGTGAACTTCGTGCCCAGCTTCAGACACAAAAACCTGATTGTAAGGGTACTGGGGAGTACTTCCGTCTTCCTGGTGTCCTTTAGGAAGTCGGTTTTTTTGTCCTTGGCCGCCATTTTGGCCGCCCCCACTGCCTCCGCCACCACCACTTGCTGCCATCTTATCCCCCTAGAGACTTAAAAACTAACCAAGTACATCCCGCCATAAAAAGCGTGACCCCAAATCCGCCGATGATAATCCCAACAATCAGATTCGGCATTTTAGACCTCGTTTACATCCTGACCAATGATAGGGTCATTACCAGCTTCGGCAAAAAGCTCTTCAATCGAGGCTTGAAGGGCCTCGAATTCGGACGCTTGCTGCAAAAGCTCTTCGGAATTTGCAGTGTTTGCTTGCTGGTCAAGAGGGCTTTTCTTACTCTTCTTCTGAGACAAAGCCTTGAGCATCGCCCCAAGAGCCCCGGCACCCACTGATTGCACCATCGTTGGGTTGCCGTTCATGGACTCAAGTTTCTTGAGCATGTCCAGAGCCGGCTTGCCCACGGCCCCCGACTTATTCTGTCCGTTTAAGTTACGGATCGTATTTGTTGCGCTGTGAAATGGCATTTTCAGTAAACCTCCAAAGATTTTGTAGCAACTTCTGATATACTAATCTCCAGATAAATTGTAACCGGTCTCTGGTTTGGATGGGTCCACCTTATCGAAAGATCTTTAATCTCTCTCCCAACCAACTTCTCCAATCCCGAGATAAAATCCCTGGTCTTGGTATTATCCTTCAAAGAAGGACAGATTGTGGAAGTTAATCTAGATACTGGGTAAATTATTGGGACTTCCGAACCATCAAAAGACCTTACAACAGCTAGCTCTTGTCCTTCATCCTCATAAAGAGCCACTATTTTCAGTTTTGCTGATGTAGTAGCCGAATAGACGATATCGCCAACTTTCATTTTTTACCTCTTCAAACAAGTAGTCATTGTAGAACCGATTTTCTTCTCTTATTTCTTTGAGAAGAAAGGCACATGCTATATTCGGTATAAAACGATTTATGCCGGATATAGTATAAACTTCTCCTGTCCGAAGCCCAGTTGGGGCCACGACATTCGCTACAAGTCGAACTTTCGACCCTATCTTTATCCCCACTGATATGACCCAAGCGTCCAGGATTGTTCATCGCTATGTGGACTTTGGGTCATTCCAAACTGATTTTTAGCCTCATTTCTTGCATACGCCGGCACCGAATCATTTCCATAGTTATTGGATTGGCTGTCAAAGCGTTTGTAGGCGCCCCCTGTCTTCGGCGAGCGAGAAGCGATAGGCGAGTCATGATTGCGACCACTGGTGTCAAGTTGACCACCCCCGCTCTGGCCACCTTTACCAGAGCGCCCCACACCTCCAGTGTACATTAGTTGTTGCGAGCCATCGAGCATGTGGCCGATGACCACGGAATTCTCCATAGACCCGTTTTGGGATAGACCGATTCCACCTTGTAGAGGATTATTGTGCGAACCCTCCGGGCGAGCCCAAAGAAGTTGCTCGTCCGGAATGTTACCTTTATCGTTTTGCCAGCCAAAGACCCGAACCTGCACTCGCCCGGCTTCTTCCGGGTCCATGCGGTTTACAACAGTCATGATAAGCTGGCGGCCTCCACCACCCCCGTAGGAGTAATTTGGTGGATCAAACGGCGTGAATGGTGCGGTTCCGTGATTTTGTGGCATAGTAGTATAAGAAGAAGTTCTGGAATCGTTGGTGCCAAATATGTATGCTTGCTATATGTTCTTCGATAATCTTTATATCGTAGCCATAATAAGAAGCACACTCGTGATATTTACGCAGTCGCCAAGAAAGAAAGGAGGTTATCTCGTCTTCCCTAGCGTATGCTTCCTGTTTAGCAAACCAGATTCCGGGCTGGGTGACGGGGAAATCGCTGTCGTCTAGAATGCTTCCCCAAACGCTAAAGATGTGTCCGGCCAAAACATCAAAAGAGTGGACACTCTTCGGATATCTTGACGCCAGGATAGGATAAGAGAATTTGTGCCAGTACATCGAATTGATGCTACCAAGGAACTGGGCAGCCTTGTTCCGGCGCACATAAACTTCTTCTTGTTTTTTGGGTTCCCCTTCCTTAACAACCACCGGCTTTACCGGGGCACGCATAGTCGGCCGGGTCTTCCACGCATCAAAGTCGATGACCACACACGTCATGCCGCTGCAACCTCCAAGGCGCTTTGGGTAGCCGTGAAAATAGATACCGCACCAAACTCCCGGTCGTCAAGAGCAAAAGAGTGGGCAAGTTCTGTCACAAGGTAATCACCAGAAGCAACCGATGTCGAAGCATTTCCGCCCCCCTGAGGCGGAATAAGTTGCAAGGATACTCCCCCTCCTACGTCTAGAAAGAGTCCGCCCTGGACCGGCACCTTGACGATAAAGGTGCGTCCTCCCTTCATGGCCGCCGTCTGTAGCTGATCAGTGGTGGAATTGCTTAGGGGATTCTGGGCAGCGTCTTGCGAGGCCGAATCATTCAAGTGGTAGTTGGGTTTTCCCCCATTGCCACCCCCAACGCCACTCAGACCGCCAATACTTCCCATGCCCGTCCCCATCTTGTTCATGACTTGCTCAAGAGTCCGGATGTCAAACATGGACATTGCTTGCGAAAGGGCTCCGGCGATGGCCCCCACAGCACCTCTATGGCCGGGGGCGGCACATGTACCATTTGCCTTAGCAACAATCGAGATGATTGCGAAAACAGTATCGGTTTGGTCTTGAAGCCAGTTTACCCCCCAAGTAGTTTTCTGGATAAACTTGGTGCCTCCTTTTGCCCCCAAAAGAGAGCCAATGGTGGCAAGTACCATACTTGCATAAGACCTAAAATATACGGGATTTTCGGTAGTTCCCCAGCTGGAGTGGCGCTTAATGTCATCAATTGCGGTGAAAGGATTCTTTCCCGACACAACAAAACTTTCTTTGCTCAGCATCCCCGAGGATGCTCGCATCTGGAGCCCGCCCCCGATGTACTGACCATGGATAGCGGCGATGGCCGCTGAGCCCGGCATACCCTGGAAAGACTGCTGGACGATATTGGCCTTGTCCTTAAAGTATTCATTTCCAATCATATCGATTGTATACTTCTGCGAACGATTAGCCGGCTCCGGTTGCTCCCCTGTCATCGAAAGAAGCTTTAGGCTTCCGGCAAAAGTGACTCCTCCGCAATCCCACGAATATACAACTTCTTCTCCCCCTTGAATCGCCATACCCTCAATCAAGTTGGTCTCATCGTTGAGGTGCATCTTGCCGGTCAGATAGGGCTTGTGAATGGTGCCATAGACGTTGAACTCCACAACAAGAGTACGAATGTCCACCCCTTTCATAGTAAGAACTCGGGGGCGACACTTAGTAGTCTGAAAGCCAGATCCAAAAGCCATTAGCGATAACCTTTAGTTGCTCCAATTCCGAGAGTTTTTTGTTTTTGTTGATTGATTTTAGGAACCGGGGCGGGGCTTCCTTTCCTTGGGGCCAGCATTCCCAAGAGACTAATCCCGGTCGTCATGATATCCGCTTCTACAATTTCTCTTAGGGGCTTTTTCTTATTATAAGATGCCCAAGCAATCTTGAAAGGAGAAGAAGACCCTTTTGGAAACTTCTTTTTAAGTTCCAAAACCTGTTTCTCCCTGCCTGGGGGAGCGACCTCATTAAGTTTTATTGTCATGTGATTGCCCCGTTATTTGCTAGGTCTACCCGAAGTTGTTCGGCCGCTTGGGTCGCATAATTCGGGTCGAGAAGATAAAGAGAGCGTTTTGATGCGTTCTTTTGTTGCTCCCAATCATAGACACTTACCGGCGCCCAGAAACTAAACTCCTCAAGCGGAATAATTTCGATGACAAGTTCGTTGTTTGATATTTGCTGATTTGCCCCCGAAAACCAGCCGGCCAGATATAGATTATTCAGCCATTCGGTGTTTGAGGTGATGATGTTGGCTTCGGTGTTCCCCTCGACGTGGCGGATAAAGAGGGTGTTGTTGGCTGCATAAATCTGCTCAAGCTCGCACCGACCTACCTGTACCCCGTTGTTCCACATGAAGCAAAGCTCTGAGTCTTGGTAGGCAGCGGCATTCGCCACTTGCACCGCAACAATCATGTTTGTATCGGCCACCCAGTCAGCTTCTAACCGAGCATACTTTATCACTTTACCTTTCTGCCCAAAGACCGCCTGATAGTATTTTTTCGCTCCTTCCGGAATAGTATTTGCATAAAAGTCGGGAGAAATGGTTATGTCGTCATTTGCCCAGTTATTCGTATAAAATTTTGTACGCTGTTGTTGAATGTCGATGCCCCCATCATTCACATACTTGTCTCTCATAAAGGACTGAAAATCAAAATCAGTCAGAGGCCAGTCATACATCGGATCAATAATTCCGTTCACAAGATAGATGAGCCAATCCATGTAGGAATCTTGATAGTATCCGTAAGCAGTAAGGTCCGCCCTCTGACCTTCGGGTACGTCGTAGGCATAGAAAGCGGTTGGAAGGCTAGTAAGATCCGTCGTCGCCAAAGTGACTCGGCGAGTAATATCGACGCAATTTGCCCCGTTATAATTGATTTGCGGAAACTTCTGGAAATAATATTCGGACATTATTGTGGATTCGGGTTAATTGATGATGGAGTATTTCCGTGCTGAGAAGCATCCCACGGGTCATTGACTTCGGAGAAGTCATTCGTCAGCCAGTACTCGATTTCGATAAAGCGAGCCGACACGTCAACAATTACCGGTGAGCCGACATTATTTGTTGCGGGGTCGGGCCGATAAAAGGCCGGCTGACCTTCGGGGGCGTAGTTGGCTGTGAAAGTGGTTAGTACGGCCGGCTTAAACTTATACATCTGCAAAGGATTCGGAAGAATACCGATTCGCCAGATGGCAGGATATCCCCACACAGCTCCCGAGGGAGCAATCGATGGGCTCATCTGGCGCTGAAACATGCGGATAACTCTTCCGAGTTGAATCGCATCTTGAGGGGTGTTTGGCGAAAACTTCCACTGAAATTCAAACATCTTGTACTTCGGACCTTGAAGCAAGATGGTCAAGAACTGGTTTGGGGCAATTCCAAAGAAAGCCTGGGCCGCCTCGCCGAAGTTGATTCCCCCAACGTTTGGAGCAAAGGCGGCCCCTTGTCTTAGGAGAGATTGCAAAGAATCATTTACGCTCGCTGAAGAAGATACGGCGTTACGACTATTTCCTGGATCAAGGGTGGCGCCACTTCCCATGTGAAGACCTTCTCTCACTTTCTGCGCAATGTTAACCATTTCTCCAGTGAAAGTCCCAAGGGCCTTTTGGTCATACTCGACGTTTAGAGCATCAACCATCACCTGACTTAAAGGCAAAAAGATATTTCCAATTTCATTAAGCGGTCCCACTTCCAAAAGTCCAGCCCGAGAATACTGATTTATCTGAAATCTCATATAATACTTTGGGAAGTCGGCGGTCGGATAGAGCATCGTGCTTACCGACTGGAGACTAGAGAGGTTGTTCTGAATCGTCTGGGGGCTTGAGGGCGCCCCAATACTAACCCCCCCAACCGAGCCCCCCTGAGCTTGGGCAGTGGCCCCGCTCGTAAATGGACTAGCTCTGTTAAGGTTTTGCGGGGTACCTTGCTGAGTGCCAGAGGTTCCGAAAGGGACAAACGCCAATCTAAGTATCCTTTGATGAATTCCTTTTTATTTACATGCAGATGGCCAGAGAATATCACAAGGGTAAGTATACCCCCAAAAATCCGACGAAATACGTAGGCAATGTCCATAACATTGTATTCCGCTCCGGCTGGGAAGCAGAATTTATGAACAAGTTAGACCTAAACGAAGATGTACTTTCTTGGGGTTCGGAAGAAATTGTAATTCCCTACTACAATCCTGTAAAAGAGAGGATGGCCCGGTACTTCCCTGACATGATTATCCGCCAAAAGGAGAAGGATGGCAGCCACAGCACTGTCGTGGTCGAAATTAAGCCTCCGAATGAAATCACGAAGCCCGTTCGCAATCGTGGTAAAAAAGCCTCGACATACATGCATGAGTGTCTTACATGGATACAGAATCAATCCAAGTGGCGGGCAGCTGCCGATTGGTGTCAGAAACGTGGTGCCACCTTTGTAGTTGTCACTAAGAACAACCACAACAGGTTCGTGATTCTAACTGAGGAGCAAGCCATCCATGGCGGCCGATGATAGCGAGAGACTGCACAACCCCCTCCTTTTCGGGGGCGTGACGTATGACGAGCGGCGACGCATAATCAGCATGTCCAAGTTCCCCGACGCAACGCCTTGTCCGGGCTGCGGCAACAAGGTCTTTGAGTCAATCTGGTGGTCGAGCCGCATCCCATCTGAGAAAGACGAGTCCGTCTGGGATTGGTGGCATACAGTGTGCCTTTGGAAGAAAGTCTATAAGGAGGACAATGCCAAAACCGCCGACTAATGACTTTCAAGGCACCGAAATAGAGAAAATTCGCCGGCTTTTCAAGACAAAAGCCGGCAAGTCTCTTCCTTCCGTCAGTAAGATGGAAGCAAAAGATGTGCGGGAGTGGTTTACCCGCAACATGAAGATGTTGGCATCCAATGTCAATGTCAACAAAATTATGCGAGATAATCCCGAACGCCTAGTTCCTGGTAACAGGATTAGTTCCCGTACTCTTGGCATGATGATGATGTGGTTTTACGACCCAAAACACAAAAAGACCCTTCCATACTATGACCGGCTTCCGGTCGGATTCATTGTCCAGCTAGCCCCTCACGGCTTCTATGCCATCAACCTGCACTACCTAAACCCCCAGGATAGAATGCGGCTATTTGCCGCACTTATCGACATTGGGGGAAGTCGCATCGGCGAGCAGCGGCGCCTCTTGCTCACCTATCGCCTCCTAAAAGGCGCAGCTCGCACCAAACTCTTTCGCCCGTGTTTCAAGCGTTACTTGGCCAATCACGTCAAAAGTCGTTTCTATATTGTGCCGCCCGACGAATGGCATATTTTCCTGTCTCTACCAAATGTCGAACGCTTCGAAAAGGGCGGCGGGGGCAACAAAGGCAATTTTGGCGGTTCTATCAGTAAATACCAGATATGGTCTCAATCCCGAAAAAAGGCTGATATTTCTTAATGCCTCTTGGATTTAATATCCAGCAATTTATCGATATCATAAATGCCAAGGGCGGTTTTCAAAGACCGAATAAGTTCTTGGTGACTATAAGTCCGCCTCAAGCCATGATGGGGCAAATCACTAAGGCCGGAGTGCAAAGTCCGGCAAGTTCGCAAAGCCAAACTTTTACGGGCCAAAACCTCCTTCAACAATTGCATTTTTGGTGTGAGGGGGCTCACCTTCCCGGTGTCATTTTGATGAGTCAAGAAGTGAATCGCTATGCCTATGGTATTCCGGAAAAAAAGCCTTTCCGGGCCGGATTCCAAGACATGGGGCTTATCTTCTATGCTGACGGCCAGATGGAAAACTGGACATTTTTTACAAAGTGGTGCCAGCTCGCAACCAACTATGATATGAGCGGAGGTACTCCAGCTCCGGCCACTCACACAAGAGTTGTAGGCGGCGCTCCCCAACCCCAAGATCCCTATGAAGTCAGTTACAAAATTGATTATGAAGGAATGGTGCAAGTCACCCTCTTTGACCAAACCGGCCAGCAAACCTTGAGCGTAGTACTTCGGGATGCTTGGCCGATTTTCGTCAGTGACGTGAATTTGCATTGGGCCGAAAACAACCAATTCATGCGATTTGGGGTCTCAATGAACTTCCGAGATTGGTACATCGGCGGAAACCCATATAATACTATGGTGCGGCTGACCTAACTACTTTTTGAGCCATTAATAGCCCACGAAGGGCCTTCATGCTTCATTTATAGACCAAAGGTGGAAAATGCTTCCTAAGATTCAATACCCTCTTACTGACCTGACGCTCCCAACTAACGGCAAAATTCTGAAAGTCCGACCCTTCCTGGTAAAGGAAGAGAAAATTCTTCTAATGGCAAAGGAAGCGGCATCGGCCGAAGGGGCCAACTATCAGAAAGAAGTCCTGCGGGCCGTTCAACAAATCGTGCAGAATTGCGTCCAAGAAAAAGACTTTGATGCCGAAAAGTTGGCCATGGCCGACTTGGAATGGCTATTCCTGAAACTACGAGCAATCAGCGTCGAGAATGTCGTCAAAGTCTCTTATCGGGACCCAGAAGACGATAAGGTCTATGATTTCAGCATTAACCTGGATGAGATTCAGGTGGATATGACTAAGGTTACGACCTCGGTTATCGATTGCGGGAGCGTGAAGCTGGGAATGCGCTATCCCCGAGCCGCCCTATTCCTTGGAGACGTGCCAAAGAACGGCACCGAAGAACTTGAGCGCCTTCTAAAGCACACCATCTCCCATATCGAGGAAGCGGGCGGAAAGAAGTACGATTTGGCTGAGGTAAAAACCGAAGACCTGCAAGAATTCATCGAGTCAATCCCCGGCAAAGCTCTTGAGGATATCAAAAAGTTTTGGCAGGGCGCCCCAAATCTAAAGCATGAAATCAAATACACAAACTCTAAAGGTACCGAGCGTTCGATTGCTCTGACTTCGCTATTTGATTTTTTCTCTTTCTAATGTGCCATCAAAGCCTCCAGAGTTACTTCAGTTTATTGCATAGCTTGTCTTATCATCACAAGTATTCAATAACTGATCTGGAGGGCATGATGCCGTGGGAGCTTAATGTTTATGTCGCTATGCTCCAAAAAGAACTCCAAAAAATAGAAGAAGCTCAGTCAGCTCCTAAGCAACAAATTCCTCAGCCGACATTCCAAGGGGCCGTTCCCGGTCTTACTTGGTAAATATCGTGTCATGAGCACGATAGGAAGATAATGCCTTTTTGGGGTAATCTTGGAAGATTTGCGCTTGGTTATACCGCCGCTCGTCTTTCTCAGTCAGTAAGTCAAACCACGGCCGGCTCTCTGTATATGCAGGGCCGGAATATGTGGAACGCCGTGTCCTCTGTACGGGAATCGCTTGTCCCTGAGAGGCTGACTAACTCTATTTCAAATGTTGGATTTGGACTTAGCACCTTCCAGCCGGCTCGCCTTCCTCAAAATTTGCATCCGGGCGGGGTCACGGATATCGAGGAGGTTGATCATAAGTTTACCGGGGCCTACAACAACCTTCTAAAAAGTCTTCGCCAAAATAATCAGGCGATTGCAAAAAGCTTGTCCGAGCATAGCCGGGCCATTCAGATTTTGCGCTCCGATGTCGCCGGCCTTAAGCGCCAACAAGACCGATTTGAAATGGCTTTCAACCGCATGCGGTATGAAGGCATGGGTCAGGGCGGCGGACAGTCTCTTGGCTCTATGGGTCAAATGGGCGCCTTTGGAGGCATGGGCGGGGGCATTCAATATGGCCAGAATCACCCATGGCTTCATGCGGCAGCAGCTGGATACGGACTTTATAGAGGGGGCCGGGCAGCGGCTGGAGGGGCCGCCAGGGCTCTTGGGTTTCGGGGGGCAGCACGGGCCGGGGCAGGTTTTCTTGGGCGTCTAGCCGGTCGAGCAATCCCCGGTATTGGCTTAGGTCTTCTAGCCTATGATGCCTTTGGCATCGGCCGCAACATGTACCATGGCCAGGGATTTGGCCAAGCTCTCGCCAACCAATTTGGTTTTGGGGGAGCATATCCAGGAGGCGTGCCGTCTAACGCCGGGGGCGGATGGATGGGCGATGCTCCCGGCACCATTCGAGGCTATGGGGGCGGATTCCAGGGCGGACAGCTGGGCAACTATGGCTCATCTATGGGATTCCAGGGATCTTTCTCTGGTCATGGGGGGAACTCAAAAGACCAAGAAAAGGAAGCTATCGAGGGGCTAAAGAAAATGCTCCCCGAAGTCTTAAAAGATAAACTTGAAGTCGAAAGACTTGAATTTGTCTCAAAAGGCAGCATGAAGTTTAAGGCGGCCGGTCAATTCGTCATTCGAGGAAGTGAAGTTCTTATCTCAGCCGGCACCGTGACCATTGATACCCAGAATCTAAAGCTTTCATCAGGGGCCATCCAACAACTTTATAGCAAAATGAATATTGGGGCGGCGGTAGACCAAAAAATCAAAGCCCTTGAAAGCAAAATAGATAATCGCCTGAGAAATATGGGGAGACAGGGCGCCGAGCAAAGCTTTTCTCAACAGAGAGAGGCTGAGAGTCGTCGGTTTAGTTCGGCCGAGGGAGCCCAAAGACAAAATCTTCGTTCTCGCCCATTTTCTGCAATTCAAGAACACGTTCGACCACACGACAATCGTCATTCCCAAGCCGAGCAAAGATATCGAGACAACTTCCGTTCTCGGCCATTTTCTTCGGTTCAAGAACATACTCGACCTTCAAGTTTAAGAGACAGACTAGCGGAGGTAGAGCAACAATACCGGGACAACTTTCGCTCCCGGCCCTTCTCATCCGTCCAAGAAACGGTAAGACCATACGATTCGAGAATGCAAGACGCTCTTTCTCAAGAGCGAGGCTTTCATGGTTCGGGCTATGGTCGCCAAAGTTCTCCAGGTTCGGGGCTTAGCCGAAATAAGGTAGAAGAAGCTATTCGCCGTTTTGGCGGACCTGAGAAAGTCATGGAAGCTGTTCGCTCCATGGGATGGAAGCAAGCTGTAAGCCTTATCTTCCGAGGAATTGGTGTCACTTTGGATGTCGTGATGGTGTTGCAAGCCATCAAAATCATTGAAGAGATTCTTCAGGCGTGGGTACCTGAGCAATACGGAGGAAAGGAAGGACCGAACTACGGTAAGGTACCTTTGCCTCCTCAAAATCTACAAGAGATGTTCAGTCCTCGGATGGGCAGTGAACACGACCTTCGCCGAGACCTTGAACAACGACTTGGGATAAAACACCATAACTTGCATGGTCGTTTTGCCAATCACTTAAGAAATCGAGGATTCTCTACTGGAGGGAGTTTTGGGGCGGAACGGCAACCCAACAAAGGTTCCACCCAACAAATCACTCCCCCTTCTGTTATGCAGCGCCTCAAAAACTGGTGGGGCGGGGGAAGCCGCAACCAAACATCTTCAGCGCAGCGCCATCATAACTTACATGGTCGTTTTGCCAACCATCTTAGAGAATATCAAAATAAAATCAGCCCCGAACAATCGGGTATGGGGCCGCCTGATCTATATGGCTCAGTAGCTGGAGGAACCCAGCTTGGAAATTACGGGGCAAGCATGGTGTTTGGACAGCCAAACACTGGCCGAAATGTGCGTCCAGCTCCCGGATCTGGATATACTACTCCCGGCAGCACCGTAAACGATATTGGTTATGGGGG